AGCTACAGTTTCTACTTCTGAAACTGCTTCTGCTAAATCATTTGCTACTGCAATAACTTTTGTAATATCAGTTGCTACTGTGTTGACTGAACCAATGTTAGTTGCTACTGTATTAATGTTTGTAGAGTTTGAATTATTTGTCGTAATAGCTGATATGTTGCTATTAACAGTATTAATCGCTGATATATTGCTATTAACATTGTTAAGAGTAGTCTTATCTGACGCTGATAACCACGTGTTTTCTAAGTAATTTTTAGTTGCCGCATCTTGTGCTGACGTTGGGTCTGCCACATTTGTAACTCTTTTACTCTGTGCGTCCCATTGAAAATTTGTATTAGATAATTTAATTACATCACCTGCATCATCAATGGCTTCTTGTCCCATCATAAATGCTTGTGTTGAGTCTGTATCTAAATCTGACTCAGTAAGGACTGAACCTGAAGCATAATCTGTAAGTCTTGAACCTTGTGACGTTCTACGTCTAATCTCAATAGCTGAACCATTTGCAGGTGCAGTATCAAACGTAAGTGTTGTTCCTGCGGCATTTAAAGTAAAGTTAGTGTTAGCTACCCCTGATATTGTAGTAGTCAAGTCTGCTGTACTTCTATAACTAAACGGTATAGAATAGGCTGTTGTACTGCCGTTACCAGTGTATCTTACAAAACTATTTGCCATTAAATTCCTTGATTTTAATTATTTTATCTAAAAGGGGTACTTTATAACCCTAGTAGAACATTTAGAGCACTATTGGCTTTTTCTACTTCATTTTGTTTAAAGTTTCCTCGTTTAATACGTTCTTGTACTATCTGTGGAAACTCTTTTAATATCATAGATTTAGCTATATTCTCTGCCGCATTTACATAATTTAATATTAGATTCTGTCTCATGTCCTCACCTAATACTTTATTATCAGGAAGACGATATAATTGACTTTTTTTGTCCATTACTAATTTTTCTACTATTTCTTTTAATGTATACTCTTTACCATCTTCATATCTAATTTTAACTGTTCCTACAAGCTCTCTCATTCTATCATAAGCTGTCTGACCAGTTTCTTTATTTTTAATATCTCTTAAATCTATACCTGATTTTCTATCTATCTTGTCAGGTGGTCTATAATCAAAATCTCTACCTTCAAAGAACTTAGATATTTCAGGATATTTAAACTCTGTCATAGCAAATGGTGAAGACCACAATCCTGACCTTTTACCAAGACCAAATAACCAACCATTTTTTCTATTTATAACTTCACCAAACATGTTACGTCTTGGCATAATGCTATTTTTATCTACAATTTGTGGCATTAATACTTTTAATCTATCTGATAAAGTTAATAATTCTTTATGTTCGTCCATCTCTACTCTACTTAAATATCTTAATCCACCTGATAATGGAAAGAATTTGTATAATGTTCTTGCAAATATAGAAGTACCAACTCTATCTGGTGCTCTACTTCTAGCAAAATCATCACTAAACAAAAAGTTTGCTGTTTCTATAATATTTTTAAGATAAAATTTAGATTGAATGTTTCTAGTTAAACTAGCTACTACACCCATAGATAATTCTAACATAGTGTTTTCTGCTTCACTAGGTAAGTCTTCATTAGTTTCTAAATGTTTATTAATAACTTCAAACATATCTGCCATAATTAAAAACGGCATCATAATTGGGTCAAGTCTGTTTACTGAAATATATCTACCATCATTAGTTTTATATGAGTATGGTTGCCAACCAGTTGTTTTTTCTCTTTCTTGATTTTCTTTATAATCTCTTGAACCACCACTTGTAAATTTACCTGCTTTTACTGCAAAGAAAGCTGATGTCCATAACGCCATACCCATTTGCATACGTGCATTAGCTTCAGCCGCCGCTTCAGGATTTAAGTATTTACCATCTTTACCCTTCATTAATGAATGTCTTACAGACACAATGCTTTTTCTAATTAAAGGTAGTTGTTCAAAATTCCATTTTAACAAGTTAGCAGGTGTATTAATAAAGTGTAATCCTAATGCTCTAGCCCATTTATGTTTTGCTGTAAAACTTAATGTAGCACCTGTAACACCTTGTTCTGTTTTACCAGTAGCAGGATTTATAGAGTATGCTGATTGTGTATATGTACCTTCTCTAGCATATTGTAATGGGTCATTAACTTCTAATCTACTAGACTCTAATATACCAGACCTTGCATTTATATCTGTTGTAGGTATAGCTTCACCAATGCCTTTTTCGTATTCACTTGTTATTTCTTTAAATCTTTTTCTATAACTATCTTTATCTAATTTACTAAACAATGGTAATGAACCTGTTTCATTTCTTATTTGTGCGTGTATCTGTGCTGTTCTTCTAGCTTTATACATTATAGTTTTAAGAAATTCGTCACCTGCTGTTAAAAATCTCATAGGCATACTTGTTGCATAAGCAACAGGATTGACTACCATCTTCTGTAAACCTTTACCTACAAAACCTAATGGCTCAGTAAGTAACTCACCAGACGCATTAATAAATTGTTGTAGTTGTCCTTGACGCATAGCGTTATCAAACTTCATTTGTTTACTATCTATAATACCTCTACCTAAATAAAAACTTTTACCAAATTGTTTAAACGCATGAGCTATGTATACATATTGCATAATGTAAGTGTCCATTGCTTCTATTGCTAATGTACCTGCTCTTTGTCTATCTGTAATAGATAGGTTAGCCGCTCTAACTAACATAATTAATGGTTTCCATTGTGTCTGAACTAAACCTGACACTATATTAATTATGTGTGTATCTGGTGAAGATAGTAAGTTATTGTTTATAAATTCATTAACTAAATCCCACTTACCAACTTTACGTGCATGTTGTAGTGCTAAGATAACTTGTTCATCATTATCTAATTTAGCTAGTGCTTTATAAAATTCTTTTGGATTAGTTTCTTGAAGGTTTTTTAATTTAGGGTCTTCAGGGTTAAGGACTAACTCTGCCGCTCTTTGTGCATCTTTATTTATTTGTTGAAATCTTTGAGCTCTTGCTATGTTTTGAGTCATGTCTTTTTGATTGATTAATATATCATCAACCATTTTTCTTCTGACTTCTAATTCTTTTATTATTTTTCTTTCTTCTGTAGGTGTAATGTTTTGTTTATGTAACTGATTAGACAACTTAATCATATCATCAGTTTGTTTAGCCATTAAATCACCATGAGCTAATATTTCTGCATACAGTTGTCTATCTGCTTTAGCTCTTGATTTACCTAATTTAATAACTTCATCAGGATTTAAACCTAATATTCTAGCTTGTTCTTCTACTTCTTTTACAGTAACTACTTTTCTTTCAATAGTACCATCAGCTAATAATCTATCTGCTGTATTTTTTAAATACATAGCTAATGACTTTGGATTGTATTTAGTGTAATTTAATAATTCTTTAGGTGGTTTAGACGACCCATCAATTCTAGTTTCTCTTAATTTTTTAATTTGTGCATCAATATCTTTACCATCTAATTTACTTTTATATTCAATATCATCTATTTCTGCATCAGTTAAATTTTTGTAATATGATTTTTTATCTTTTTTAGTAGACAAATCTGCAAACAATCTTTTACCTGTAATTGTACTTCTACCGTAGTTATGTAAATCTTCTAAGTTTTTAATAGATGTATTTTTTAATTGTCTGTTAGTTAGTTTGAATCCACCATAGGAAAATGCACCACCAAATACTGTACCAAATCCAAAACCTGCCGCAGTAGAAAATGCCATTTGTTTTAATGAAAACTCATCTTGCACACCTGTATTTATTGCAGTGTTTTGTAGCATAGCATCTTGACCTGTTGCAATACCTGCACCAATAAAGCCTTCGTACAATGCACCCTTCTTAATAGCTTGTCCCATAGCCGCTTGTTGTGCTTCTTTTTGTGCTTGTAGTATAACTTTTTTAGATACTTCTTTAGCTATCTTACCTTTAAGTGCTTCTTTTAATGCTAGTTTATATGATTGTTTTGCGGCTTGACCACCAATACCAACTCCAATTAAATTTATTGGGTCTAGTATCATAGCACCACCGTTGTCTACTAACCAGTCACCAAAACTTCTGTTAGGGTCATTCCAAAATGACGGTAATTGTTCGTAAGTTTGTTGTATGTATGAAAACTCTTGTAGTCTTGGAGCAGTGTCAGTCATAGAATTTGCCATATCCATACCCATAGATACAGAGTTATTGTTTCTCCATGACCTATCTTCGTAAAAATATTCTAATAAATCTGCATGAGACATACTATTAAATTTTGTTTCTTCACCTTCTCTATAACCATAGTATGACCTAAGAGTATTATAAAATTTTTCTGTTTGTATTTCTTCTAGTGCAGACTCAGCATTTTTTGCTTTTCTTAATCTTTTTTCTTCTTCTTCTTGTAGATTAACTGTATTACCAAAAATTGTTATTTCTTGGTTTTCATTAGATTCTGCTTCTTTTAAAATACTATAATCTGTCATTTATTAGTTTCCTTGAGATGTTAAGATTTTTAATCTTTGTAGTACGTAATTATTATCTTTACCAATAGCTTCTGCAATAGGTGTTAGAATAGAATCTATATTTACATTGTTATCCATTAGATATTTCATAAATCTATCATTAAGCTCTATACCTGAAAAGGCTTGAGGAAGAATAGTATTTACTAAATTGTTAATTTGTCTATCTCTATCTTCTGCTTCTTCATCAGTAAATACATTTATTTTATCACCAATAGTTGTTTCGTATGGTATAAAGTTTTCAACACCTTGTTTAACAAGTTGTGTAATATTATCTACATTTTCTATATTAGTTTGAATAGTGTTAGCTGTATTAGTTTCGTATTCTTTCTTTTCAAACTCTTCTTTTTCTTTCTTTTCTTTTGCTTCTTCAAATGGTATTAAAGTTTTTGGTTCTGCTACATTATCTGATTTATATGTTTCAATTACATATTTACCTAAATCCATAATAAATGCTCTACGTTCTGCATTACTAGGTGGTCTGTTATTTTCTTTTTCAAATCTATCTTCATAATCTAATATTTCATTTTCAATAAAATTGTTTGCAATAAACGTAGCAAACTTAGCATTAGGATTAGGTAAACCACTAGCATCAGGTTTAAATGATTCTTCTACTGCTTTTAATACTTTAGTAACATTATCAGAATAATTAGCGTTACTTGTAAATACAGGACTAGAACCTTCATCTCTACCTTTAGTATATTGATTCCATCTAATATTAGCTGTTCCTAATTCAGACTCAGGTACACCTCTAGCTAACATTTCTGTTATCATTTCATCATAAGAATCAAATTCACCTTTTACAATATCTATCATAAATTGTGAACTAACAGCAGGGTCATTGTTTACTGTTCTGTTTTTATTAAAGAAATCTGCAAATGTTGCTACAAGTTGTGGGTCATTAAATTGTTTTAATTTTTGTTGTATTTCTTGTAATTGAATTTTATTTTTAGGACTACCATCTTCATTAGGTGCAAATGCTTCAGCCCATATAGCTTCTACAGCTTTACCTTTTTTATAAACTTCATCTGCTCTAGTGTTCTGTAATACTGCTCTTTTCTTAGCAACTAACTTAGCTCTAAGAGCATCTACTTCTGTAGTTTTTCTATCATTTAATGTTCCTAATTTTGTACCATCTTTGCCTATACCCATATCTAAATTCATAATAGTTTCAGCTCTTTCTATTTCTTCCATAGTTGTTGCACTATTAACAATAGATTCTACATCAGATATAATTACAGCTTGTAATTCTTGATTAGTATATAATTTATTAGGTTTACTTCCACCGTCAGTATTAGGTACATCTATGTTTAAGTTTTCCCATGTTTTAATATAATCTGATTCTAAATTTTCATCTGGTATAATAGACAACTGAACTCTACCTTCTTCTATTTTTTTCTTAGAAGCAAAGGCACTTCTAACTTCTGCATCTTTTACAGCTTCATCTGCTCTATACGTATTAAATACAGAAGCAAAACCTGTAGTATACGAATTATCTGCTTCATTAAAATTTGGTAAAAACTTTTCGTAAAATGTGTTTAAATTATTATTTTCAAAATCATACTCGTTTTTATTAGCTTCTATATTTTTAATTGTTTCTGCCGCTTTTACTTTACCTAAATGAAACTGTGTAGTTTTTTCTACATACTTACCTGTTAAATCTGGGTGTTTACCTGCAAGTATTTCTGTTTGTATATCTTCCATACTTTTACCAGAAGAATACAAAGATTGTATTTTATCTACTGCTTTATCTTTTTTCTGGTCAGTTATAACATTAGCAATACGCATACCTCTTTCACCAGTGTTTTGTAAGGCTTTAGCTAATTCTAAACCTTCAGTAGTTTTTGCTGAAGCTACATAACCCTCAAAACCAGAGCCCATGTATTTGTTAGATATTCTTGATTTATATTTTGCCATTATGTTGTTTTTGGTTTAGTTGCGTCAGTGTGTGCAACATAACCTTCTCCTGCTGTTGTTGCTATGTCTAATAATAATCCTGTTCTGCTAGGTTCTGTAACTGGTGCAATACTATTATATACTTTAGCCATATTTGCGTATGCGTCAATACTTTGTTCACCAATAGTAATTAAGTCACCTTTATAATCTCTATTATTTTCATTATATTCGTCATTGTATAAAGAACCTATATCTTGAACTATAGCAACACTGTTTCCTGCATTTAAGTTAATATTTTGTGCTATTGCTTTTTTCTTTTCCATATCAGTTTTAACTTTAGCTACTGTTTTTTCTTGGTCAGCTTGTACTTTTTCTTGGTCTATTTTATTAATGTCTC